AATTTAATACAAGAGAAGAAGCCAAAGAAAATATAACTCAAACTTCTAGTGGATCAAAATTAAATCGTACTTATCCTATAACTAATTATATTTTTGTAGGTGAAGAGTTAATGAAAGCATCTGAACTATAAAGGTTTATAAATAATGACTGACAATTTAAAGTTAGATAAGTTAGATCCTACAGGAGAAGACGCTTGGGGTAATGTGTGGGCGCAATTTCAAAACATAAATAAACCTGAACTTATAAAACAAAGTGAAAAAGCAACTACTTCTAACTTGGAGTTAGCAACTTCTTTTGGCGCACCTAATAAAGAACGTGTAAAAAAAGAAACAGCAAAGCTTGATAAGTTAGCCTTAGAAATAAGAACCAAAGTTAACCACTCTCGACCGGATGCTATAGATGTTAATAAGGGAGACATTGACTACATTAATTCAGATGAAGAAACCCGTTGGTTAGGTTCTGAAACACCATCTCAATTTGTAAATAAAGCAAAAGAAGCACTGGGTCTTCACATTACAGACAGAAATTATATAGGAACAAAATCTCCTGCTGCTCTACAAAAAGAATGGGACAATATAGCATTAAAACAAACTATAAAAAGAGATGCAGGTTTAGGACTAAAGCACTTTGAAGATGATAGACTCTATCACTATATAGCCAAAGCAGAGTACAATAGAACTGGTGCAAGAGAGGGTATTAGGATGAGGGTAGATCCTAGTCAAAGAGATTCTAACCAACCTGCTGTGTACTGGACTAGAGAAAAAATAATTGCTAACTGGGCTAGAGAAAAACGAGCAAGAATAGAATTAGGTCAAGTTCAAGCCAGCTCAAAAAACTATGCACAAGTTCAAGGTTATAACACCAGACAAAAATTAGATGCTATATTAGCAGACAGATTATGGACAGAATATAAAGGTTATATATGGGGTACTAATTCTTCTGCAGAAGAAAAAGTAAAAGCTACAGCTACGGCTGTAGGAACTGTAGCTACAGATTTAAGTACTGTAGGTGGTGTAGTAGTAGGACGAGTTGCTAGTAAAATGCTTGGTGGTAAAGTTGTAAAAGGCTTAGCTTCAAAACGAATAAACAGAGCTGAAAATAAATTTAGAAAGTTAAATAAACTTGATCCTGAATTATCTATTGAAGATGCCATAAGAAATAAAAAAGACATTTCTAATATGGACAAGCAAATACTTCTTATGCAGCACTCTACTTTAAAACGTCAGATAACTAATAAAGTAATTGAAAGGGCTTCTAAAACTGAAAAGAGAAAAATATACTACGGTACAGTAGGAGGAGATGTACTAGGAACAAGTACTATAGAAGCAGGAGGTCAAACATATGCTGACTATCAGTATCAATTAGCAGAAGAAATAAAAGGAACACAAGATAATATATCTAAAGGACGATTGTTTATTGCTTCTTTATCTGGTGTATTTAGTGCCTTACCTACTTTAGGTATGAGTTCTTTAAGAAGAAGTGATACTGTAAAAAGTAATTTACATCCTATTCTTTATGAAAATTATTTAACAAGAGTAAAATTACAAGATAGTAAATTTGCTAACTTAAATATAAAAGAAACAGTTGATAGTATTCCTGCTGAAACATGGGAAAAAATGTTAGAGCGCATACAAGGTAATGCTTTAATTCTTTCCTCTTTTTCTGACAAGTCTAAACGAGGTGAACGAGTTTTCTTTACTCAACAAGGTGAGAAAATTGATGATGAACTTATGTTATATGATTTATTTTTTGAAGGTAACGAAGACTTAGGTATTAAAGGAGTATTAAATATATTCGAAGACTTAGGTATTGGTTATTCTAAAGGTGGCAGAGGAACTCTTACAGGTGCAGATGGTAAAACTTATAAAGATAATTTTAGTAACTGGACAGGAGACTTACTGTTAGCTTTACCTGACAACATAAAAAAAGAAATGCAAAAAATGTTTGACGATTCTTTAGGTACGTCAGGAATAGAAAGGTTTCAAGGTAAATCTTTAGAAGAGTTTATAGATGTAGATGCTAAAAGAATAAGTGATGCAGGTAAACTTCTTCAACAAAGAGGTAAGTTTAGAAACATTTTGTTTACTGAAATAGAAAAAGGTAAGACATCTAAGGAAGCAATAGAAGCTGCTCTGGATGTACCTAAGCCAAAAGTATTAGGTAAACTAATGAATGACGCAGAGTTTGTTCAAGGCGGTTATATAAGAGGTTTGATTTCTCATTTAGGTACAACAGGTTTAAATATTAAAGGTTGGCAATGGGCTTCTTCAACACAGTCTGCTGCAGATGCAGTAAAGATGGCATTGTATATGGGTAATTCTGGTTTGCAATTCCTAGCTATGCGTGGAGATAAAGCAGGAGAGTATGCAGCAAAAGCACACGGAATAATGAGAGCAAATAGTTTAAAGCTTAGGTCACTATGGAATGCAGATACAACGTATTCAGAAATGAATCAGGTATTTGAAGCTAACCCTGATGCAGTTGGAAATTTAGTTAAGTACTTTATTGGTGGTGTAGATAATAAACCTGCAGATGTAGGCAAAGGTTTTATCCCAGAGGGTGTGCGTAAGGTAGACAATAAGTTTTTTGATTATGTTCAAGTTATGGCAGGGGCAAAAGCTGTAGATGTATTTACTAAATTTGTAGAGCTTAACTATGGGTTAAATAGATTTGCTTTAGAAAAATATAATATGTCACATCGTGAACTGTTAAACTCACCTGATGTAGTAAAGATATTACAGAGTGATGAGTATGCTCAAGGGATGTTACAAGCAGCTAATCTTGCTGCAAAAAATACGTGGTCTAAAAAGTATGGTGTTTCAAAAGACCAAGGTGGTACACTCATACAACAAGTTGCTAAATATATAGAAGACATGAGAAGGATTCCTTTCTTAGGAGTTGAAATACCTTTTGGTCAATTTTTTAATAACACTATAGCATATATGGTAGAACACTCTCCTATCGGACCTTTAAAATATATGATGGATAGAAGTCTAGGGTACAAAATTGCTCCTGATGATCCTAATACATTTATAGATCACTTAGCAAAAAGTGCAGTTGGTACATCTATTATAATGTATTACGCTAATACAGATCATATGGTTCAAAATATAAAAGACGGTTTAAATTGGAAACAAAATCGTGATAGTGAAGGAAACATATTAAACAAAGCATACAAAATGCCAGAGATTTTTTTTATGGGCATAGGAAGAATAATAACATATGGTCGTCTGGGTATAGAAATGCCCGACAAAGAATTTAATGAGATTGTTTCTGACATAAGAACTGCTTTACAAGATCCAGAAAGATCTATGGGTTCAGTAGCAAACAGTCTTGTAGAAGCAGGGGAAGATGTAAGTGAGTTAGTTACTACACCTGCTAGTTCTTTTGTATCAAGTATACCTAGAGAGTTAGTAGTTGACGTTGGAAAAACATTAGGTCCGGGTAATTTATTTAGAGGTCTTGAGAATAGATTTGATGATTTTGCAGAAAGTTTTCTTGACATTGCAACCGGAGAAAGAGGTCCAGTAGATGCGTTAAGAGCAGGTTTATCTGATGTAGGTTCTAGGTTTATTAGTGGTAGATACAGATCTCTTGATATGTTAGATGTAGTTGTTGAACAAGCTCAGAAAGATCCTACTGTTCGATATAAAAAAGGCGAATCAAAACATTATTGGCAGCTAATTACATATACAGATAACATCTTTAATAGTTTATTAAACACTGCCCAAGCCCCAGAAAAGAAAAGTACCTTTAGAGTACGACAATTAAAAAGTGGTTGGCAAAACTCTTACTTAAATCAACCACCTTCATCTTTTGAAAAGATAATGAATAAAGCAGGTATAAGTAATTGGAAAGCATCAAACTCTAATGTGTTTGGAGAAGTAACTAACCATCTAGATGGTAGGATATTTGATTCTCTTGAAAGAAAAGCTGCTGTTCTATTAGGTTTTGAACCTTATCTCAAAGCAAAAAGTCCTGCAAAAATAACAGACTATGTTAATGCAGCAATAAAGTCTGCACAAACTGAAGTAATAAAAGAATTAAGTGAAGAGTTTGCAGAATATAATGATGTATATTCAGACCCCTATACAGGAGAAATTATAGAGGAGAGAACTCACAATGAAGAAAGAAGACTATACTTACTTATGGAATTAGCTAAATCAGGTGGACAAATTGCTGATATAAACAGAGAAATTAATTCATTAGACCCTGATGGTGATCCTTTATATACAGACAAAGTCACAGGTGAAGCTATAAAAAATGTATACGATTTATCTAACGTACAACTAAACGACTTACTTATTTCATATCAATCTGAAGACATTGAAACGACAGAAGATAAAAAATTTATTAGAGAGAACTAACTACTTTCTAATATCTGTGTATCTTTTACACCACATAAACACTTCAGTTAAATGCTCAATAGCTTTATCTCTTTCTACTGACTCATCCATATTCCTTTGTATGTACTCCTCTAAAGGGTCTAGCTTTTCAGCCAGCCCTTTGATGAGATGATACTTCTTACTCTTGATGTATTGTTCTGCTTCTCTGATGATACTCATACTCCGCACGAACCCCCTTGACCACTGATGTCACATATATCGTGAGTCTCTACGTGTTCATCAAACTCTTCCCCTAGTTTCTCGACTGCTTCACTGTAAGGTACAGACGTAAGCGGCTGACCACCTCGACTACCATCTGGGTAGCACGTAAACCCTCGTAGTCTGTGAGCGTAACTCGCTAACGTATTAGCGAAAGCTCCTACGGTATCATCATTATTAAGTTTACTACCCCACGCAGGAAGATTAATTGTAGAACTAATACTCATGTCTACGTAGTCTTGTACGTCAGCTTGAAACTTAATCCTTCTTTCGTAGTCAGACGCTAAGTCTAACGCACTCTCAACATCCTCTGGGTCAGTACCATACAGATCAATGAGTTCTTGAGCTGCACTATCTACGACATACTGATACACCCAACGTGTATTACCTTTTAAATATCTCCTCTTATATGCCACAGCAAAGATAGGCTCAATGCCTGTTGAAGTACCAGCCAGTATTCCTATAGATCCTGTAGGTGCAATAGCTCTATTAGCTACTGGTTTTGTAATGGATAACTTATCAGCAAATTCCCTTGATACTTTATCTGACTCCCCCTTGTATACGGATAGCCACTGGTGAAGTTCGGGTGTTACCTCATATTTATATCCTTTTTTTATGAGCCACTCGTGTACACCCATGAAGCCTAGACCTAGCCTACGGTTCTTAGCTCTCACTAGATAGACCTTATCGTAAGGTAGCTGTGCCTTTAACGTCCCACAGATAAGGAACATAGTGGCTAAACGTACTACTTCTTTTAGTTCTGTGATTGTTTCTATGCGTCCAAAGTTTAGTGACCCTAAGTTACACACATCACTATCATCAGCACTAGTCACCTCAGTACACGCATTACGTAGTGTCTCATTCTCTTTATCGAAAAAGTTAAACGAGAAGCCCGGCTCTGCTGTCTTCATGGCTTGCTTAATGTTCTCTTGAAACACTGAGCCTACTTCACCTGTCTCGTAGTAGTTAAGTAACCAATCAGTGTCGTAGTTAACTGATACATTGGTCATGTCAAGGGGTGCAGGGAAGTTAAAATCTTCTTGCTTTATATCCCAGAGGGTTTTACCTGTACTACCTACTGGCATTGATGCCCAATCTTTAGCTACTAAGAACTTACTAATGTCTGCGTGTTGCCAGTTAAGACTAGCATAGATAGCTGAACGTCTACTGCCACCTTGCATTACTCTTCTACCAATCTCATTTATCATGTTCATCTTAGGGATAGGACCAGATGCTTCGCCACCTGTCCTCTTTATTGGTGTGCCTTCTCCTCTGTATACTGAGTAGTCAATACCTATACCACCACCTGTCATCAGACAACTCTCTGACTTCCAAGATAAGTTAGCCCAATCTTCTCGTGTATCTTCTTCAGCCTTGAGTAGGTAACAGTTGTTAAAGAACTTGTTAAGTCTACCTGCGTAGTACAAGTACCTACCACCCGGTATAAACTTCATGTCTCGTATGTATTCTTCTAGCTGTTGTCTGTCTTCCTTACTGAAGTAAAGATCTGATCCCCCACTCTGAGCAGGTGATGTACATACATCCTCAACTAGAGTGTGAGCTAATGCCGCCCACGTTTCTGCTCCGTCATGTCTGTACTTATGATTAAATATATCTTCTGAGAATTTAGATCTCAACATTGGGTTTAAGTTAGATCGGTACTGCATTATCTGTTGTCTCCGCTTCCTTTAATTTTACCTTGTCTCTTACGATTGTTTAGCTTGTCCATGTTGACTTCTATAACTTCTTTAAGAGAACTCTTATACGCATTAGCTATAGCTGTAGCGTAAAACATTACGTCACCTAACTCTTTAATCATGTCAGCTTTAGACACAGATTTAGAATCACGTATAGTCTTTTGCATCTTACCTGCAACCTCACCTGCTTCACTCATCAAACCAAATAAGTTTTCATATAGGCGTTGGTCTGGTGGTGTAATGATCATGCCCTCTACCCACTCACTATAGGCAGTGAACTGATCTGTTGTATCATTTATATCTAACTTACTATCGAAGTACCCCATGTTTTTTAAATCCCCTTGAGCTATCATATTCCTATTACCTTTCTTGTATTTTTATACTGCTTATGTGTACGTCATCTATATCGTAGAAGACATCCTCTATTAGTTCTCTTACATCTTGTTCGTGACCACCCTCATACAAAGATAATATGTTAGCCTCATCGTCTACAGCTATTCTAAATGTCACACTAAAGGATTTCATAGGACATCCTTACCCTCTAGTACATTGATACGCATCTCTGCGTAACGTCTTATCTTTTCTAAGTCTGTGATCTCTGACTCTACTGTAGTCATACCTTCGTATAGCTTATGTCCTGCTCTACTAGCGTACTTAATTATGTTACCTATCTCAAAAGAGAATCCGTTCTGCATAATAAAAGTTACTGGTTCTATAGCGTAACGAGTATAGTGAGAGGGTTCTTTTATTATATCCTCTTTAGTTATACTTATATTGCCTGTTAGGTATGCTGGTGTAGTCATTAGTCTTTCCTCTCAGTCTTTAATGTTATTCGTTCGGCAGTTATTAGTTTACCTTTTTCTTTCAACCACGACTCAGGTATTACCCTGTGTGCATACTTAAAATTATTCTTCTCACACCAATCTGTATAGGTGCTTTTAGATCCTTTGTAAAGCTTTGCTTTTGCATTACTAAATACAAATCTTATATCTAATTCTGGATGCTGTTGTCTTATACAAGTATGCTTGTGCCTATCTTCAGAATCGAATTGTCCTTTGGTTTCACATATGATGCCATTATCAAGCAGGAAGTCTGGGGTATAAGTACGATACCTCAAGTCTTCCCACTCAATCTTTAGTAGTTCATACCTAACCTTAGTTTGGTTATCCTTTAGGTACGCAGCAACCTGTTTCTCTAGGCCGCTACGATACCTGTATGCACTATGCCTACGTGTTTTTGCCATTAGATCTCGCAGTTAAAGCATCTCTTAGGTCACCTAGTTTTACTGCTCCTTCTTTCTGTAGAGCCGCTAGTACTTCATCAAACAGTTTTATAGCGTTTTGATTTATTGATACTCCATGTACTAACTTCTTTTGAGCATCAGTTAAGTCTTCCTCTTCGTGTTCTATATTATCTAATGTAAATTTTGTCATGCTACTTCCTTTGCTATGTGTACGTAATCAATCATTGGTTTTTCTTTAGCCTTTGATACTAACGAGGGTATCGTTTGTAGAGTAGGCCAACACTTATGTTTGTATGAACAGAAGCCACACTCAATCGTCAGCTTCTTGTTACCTGTTTTAGCTTTGTAAAAGGTTTCATTGACTGCTTCGTAGCAACGCTCAAAGGGTTCGTCATTCTCTAAGTAATTGTACGTATCAGTAATGTCATCAAGTACTTCCTTTGAATCTATAGCTGAAGCGTTAACGTATTTGAACTGACCTGTTCCTTTGTTAACTACCCACCAACCACCAACATCTTTGTCTGCACCTTTAGCGTAACCAACAAGCTGAGGTATGTAGCCGAAGCTGTCACCTTGCTTAAGAGTTTCTAAGTTAACAAACTTATTGTTGTATGACCAAGGTGACGCAGACTTTATATCGTCTACCTTACCATCTAAGATTAGATCGTACTCGCCTTTTATAGTTTTGTTATCACCTAAGTCTAAGGTGATGTTGCCGTTGTCTTCAAACTGTACACCAGAAGCCCGAAGTAAACCCTTAAAGACAGCTTCCACTATGTCACCTAACAACATGTTCATTAAGAAGTGAGGTGGGAATGGAGTCTTATCTTCAGGGTCATTCTTCTCAAACCAAAGCTGACACTTAGGACGCCCTACGTTGGACATCCTAAGTCTGAACTCGCCTCTAGGCTTACCGTTGAACTGCTTGTCTAACGCATTGCCTACATCTGTAGCGACTTGATCTGTTATCTCCTTAGATACAGAAGCCTCTCCAGCCATAGCCTTTGCTAAGAAAGAATAGACAGATAGTTCAGCAGGGTGTTCCATTATACAGCCGCCCCCTCTACGTTAACAAAGTCTGCATCACTCATAGTTTTAGAGATGATCTCTGACATTGCAGGGTCAACTGAGCCACCTGTATTTTTAGATGACCACTGGTCAAGTACATAACCGTTAGACCAAGTGATCCACTCAAAGAATCCTCTGAGTACATCGTTATCTGACTCAGCAATCTCTACCTTACCACCTACACCTATGATCATAGATGAGTAAGTGTTACCTGTTGGTAGTGTATGCTGATCAGCAGAAAGATCTAACTTGTACTGGATGGGTAGTGCATTCTTTCTTTGAATGGCTTTCACTGCACCATCTAATGCTTTGATACTATCCCTATTCTTTACATCTAAGATAAAGGGTACATCAGTACCTACATCTGACAGAGCATTACCTTCGGCATCGACTGGATTAGTTAGATTAACTGTACCAAATACAACCTTAGTTCTTTTGACTTGTCTCATTAGTTCTTTAGTAGCTTGAGGTAGGCTCTCCCAATCTTCTACATAACCTGAAGGTCTTCCAATGTTGAAGCCCCCTGTGTTATCTTTGAGGTCACCCTTTAGATCAACAGATAGTACTGTCTTCTGCATCTGACTGCTTTCACTATCCCAACGTGTCCACTGCTGACGCATGGCGAACACTCGTATCTGTGGCTCAACACTATAAACAACCTTGCCTTCACCTAAGTCTAACTTGTATGCACCAGAAGGTATTACTTCTATCTTCATAGGCTTACCTGCTACATCTCTAGTACCCATGATACCTGAATGTATCTGAGTCATCCTCGCTAGGCTTGAGGATTTCTTACCACCTTCTCCAACGGACACGCCCATCATCTCTGACATTGACATACCATTCTCTGTGGCTACTGTTATTTCTGTACTCATTTCTATACCTTTCAAAAGTTTAAGAACTTATAGTTTTACTACACTACGTCTACTGTGTCAAGCCAGTTGTCACCAATTTTTGCTTCTAGTAGCATTGGTACACACATATCGATACCGTAGGCTTCATGTATGATATTATCTAAATCTTTATTTAAGTCATCTATTATTTGTAGCACATAATTTATCTCCTTTGGATGTACATCAACTACTGCTGAGTCGTGTACTGTGTTAACTACACACGACTGTAGTAGCCGTAGTCTCTCTTCTAGTTCCATTACTACGACAGGCACGATGTCTGCTGTAGCTAGTCCTTGCACTGGGTAGTTCTTAATCATAGTGAAGTGACTAACCTTACCCTTTGGTCTTCGTTGTACATCAGGGAAAGCATACTGCCTACCAGATACATTGGTTATCTTCTTAGTAGCTAGTGCCTCTTTAGCTAGAGACTTATGCCACGTAGATATACCTGAGTACTTGTCGTTGAAGTGTGTGTAGTATGCCGCCTCTGCTCTGCTCCTACCGTACCCACTAGCCCCGAATAAAGGAGCAAATGTATGAGCCTTAGCTTCTTGTCTAGTTGTATGCTGACCTGCATCAGTAATAACTTTAGCTGTATAACTATGCACATCAAACCCTGTGTTGATCTCATCAATAGCTGTCTTGTCTTCTGATAGATGTGCGGCAACTCTAAACTCTAACTGTGCAAAATCTGCCTCAAGTATCTGACCACCTTCCCATCGTGATACAAACACTTTCTTTACTGGGAACGTATTACCTCTAGGCATGTTTTGCATATTGGGGTTACGTCCACTGAACCTACCTGTAGCTGATACGTGTTGGGTAAGTCCAACGTGAAGTAAACCATCAGGCTTAGTGAAGATACTGATACCCTCTACGAATGTAGATAGGTAAGACGTTAAAGCTGATAGTCTTTTTACATCTTGTATGAATGATACAGCACCACTCATGTTGTTGTTACGTGCTGTACTAATCAACACATCTAAACTATCCTTGCCTGTCTTGAAACCATTAGCGTTAACCCATGACTTATCTCTAGGTGATAACTTGAAGCCAGCTACAACACCTGTACTGGTTAGTACATAACCCTTAGCACTACAGTTAGTACAACCACTAGGCTTCTTAAAGTCTTTACCATCCTTCTTAGTTTTAAATACTTTACCCTTACCTCTACAAGTTAAACATATACTAGCCTTAGTCTTACTTATAATACTACTGTATGTCTTTAGTGTATCTTTAAACTCTTCAGGTGATACTGATTCAAATGTAGTCACCCAAGTTTTCTTATCAAGGGGGGTGCGACTAAATAGCACCTTAGACATCTGCTCACCACTGTTAAGATTGATTGGTGTGTCACCCATTAGCTCATGTACTGTCTGGTTAAGTCGTGTCTCTATCTTATCTTTCTCTTCTTCAAACTCTTTACGCACATCGTTGAGTACATCAGTGTTAATCTTGATACCTGTCATGTACATACGAGTCAGTGTCTTGCATACCTTGAAGGTAATATCCCTGATGTTATGTAAGCTTGCACTCTCTGCTGTGTTGTAGTCTTTCTCTATGCTGTGGTATAATGACGCAGTGGCATTTAGATCACACTCTAGATAGAAGCTGAGTTCTTTGAGGGGTATCTCATTAGTGTTGTACCCATCCTTGAAGTACGCTTTGAGTGTGTCATCCTTCTGATGTTCTAACTCACGATACTCAACACAAGCCGATAGACTTAGTGGTCTCTTCTGACCACGTAATAGTACATACTCAGCTAACATTGTGTCATATATGTCACCATCATACTTGAAACCACTAGCCCACAGCCACATCAAGTCGTGCTGTGCGTTGTGCATAACTAACAGTGTAGCTCTATCTAGTACAGCCTGTAGCTGTCGTGACCTGTCACCTGATATGTCTTGGTACTCAACGTGGTCAAACGTCATAACGTACTGCTCATCAGGGTTGTCTAAGTTCTGTACCCCTACCTGTGTTAATGTATTAGTAGGTTCAAAGGGATCTAGATGTGTCTTACCACCTCGTTTAGTTACTGTGTTCTCTACGTCTAGTACCAGTCTCATTATTAGAATAACTCCTTTTGTATAGGGGGATCTAAAAGATAACCGTCCCATCCCCATTGTGATTTTAAATACTTTATAACTTCTCTAAAGTCTTTCTCTGGATATGTACTCCTACCTAAGTTGGCAAACCTTGAACATATAACAACAGAACCTTTTATGTAATCGGTTTCTAATCTATCTACACTTATAGATAAAGGATGAAATGATTCCATTATCCATGCAGGATTTAACTCAACATCAAACCAGTGGCACTTACATTTTTGTTCATCATAAAACATATGCATCAAGTACTCTGCGGTAAGGTCAACTTCTTTTGTGTTTATCCTACCATAAGCAAGGGGAGTATCTACACGAGAAGGTGCAGGTCTTGTTGCATTTGTAATAACATTTCTAAGAAGTTTCTTGAAAGGTTCTATCCTATTCATTGTTAATGTCCTAATCTACGCTGAGTATCTGGCGGTGTCACCATCTAACTCAACTGTTACTCTACCGTGCCACCCACCTTGTAACTTATTTTTAGAAACAATCAAGTGTCTTTCTGGATCTTTCTCTCCACTGTCGAAGTCATCCCTGTTCTTACTGATGAGTATCATTAGGTCTGTCTCTGCCGCCTTGCCTGTCTTACTACCCTCTAACATTGACTGATCTACGTTGACTACATTCTGTGCTGACGCTGATAGCTGAGACATATAGAAGATAGCACAGCCGTACTGTTTAGCTATGTTACGAGCATAGATTGCCGCATCCTTTAAGTACACATCAGACTTATCACTGGTACGTTGAGCAAACTTATCACCCATGTCTAGTACAACTATGTCTGGCTTGTACCCTTTGATGACAGCCTCAACCCACTCCATAGTCTTACCTGTAGTATCCTTCAATACTAACTGCTCAAGTATAGGGTTGTACTTTTGTGCCGCCTTCAATGGGTTAGCTACTATCTGTTTGCTTGTCATACCTGTTGCCGCATTCATGTATCGCTCACCTACCCTGTCGTATGATTCCTCGTTGACTAGCACCATACACTTAGCACCTTGATTAGCGAACCCCTTCTCAGAGGCTATGAGAGAAGCATGGAAGGATGTCTTACCTGTATTAGGTCTAGCACCTACCATGATTAAGTGACCACCACTCACGCCCTCTATCCTACGAGCAAGGCTAGGGATATTAAACTTCCATTGTGCTTGTGTCTTACTTAACTTCAGTAGTGTATCCATGCTGATGTCATCCCACTCAACCTTTAAGTTAGGCATGAAGTCATCTTGATAGCTAGAGATTATATTACGTAACGCTTCCATGCTGTGCAACTTACCGTTGACGTAATCAATACCTATGTTAGCTACCTCTTCACCTACTACCCTCTGGAATAACTTAGACAACACATCGGAAGCTACGTCCTTACTTAAGGCTGTCTCTCTGTCGATCTTCTTGAACAGATCTCTGAAGACTTCCTTGTTAGCTGTAGTAAGTGTGCCGTTGTTAGCGAAGAACAAAGCCTCAAGTGTAGCTGGTGTAACTGACTGCTCGTACTTTTCCATAGCGTACTCTAGTGTCTGCTTTATCTTACGTAAATCTTTAGTGAATAACTTATCAGGAAACCTTATACCTTTATGGTCGTCATAGAAATCCTTATCCATCATCGTTCTTAGTAGTGCTAGTTCGTGCATCATGTTGTGTACTCCTTTAGTTTTAATATGTCTTCTTCTGTTTTATATTTAATGTCATCTTGTAACATCATTACCATAGTGGTTACCCCTGTCCAAGACTCAATCTCTTTCTTATATTTTATACTCTTATGTGTAGCGTCAGGGTCGAGTGCTACAATAATCTTTGTGTAGTCCTGTAAGTATTCCATATGTGTGTGACTAATATTTGTACCTAAGATAGCTATGCCTGTGACATTTGGACACACCTTTGCCACAGTGATAGCACTGATTACATCCTCTACTATTACAGCTACACCATTAGGCTCACCCATACACTTACTAAATACAGTAGCGTTACCAGTATACCTGAGCCACTTAGGTACAGAGCCACTGAGTGACCTGCCTATAGCGTCTATAACCTTATGCTTATCTCGTATGAGAAACACAACACGCTCATCCTTAACGTCATACATCACATCCATATATTCATTCTCTAAGCCCCACCTAGATACAAATCTATGGTAGTTAGTTTGAGAAGGCTCAGGGTATGTGATGTACTCAGGTATTATAAATGTAGGTATTACATTTGATACTGATTCTTTTTTGTAGTTAGCTATCTTCTTTTCAATCTCTAAAATAGATAGATTAATATTTTGCATACCTTGAGTTACGCAATCAAGTTTATAACAATTATATAAAACAACACCGTCTTCTCTTGTAGCAGTAAAAGTATTAAACGAACCACAGACAGGGCAGTCACCCCTAAAGTTCTCATCACTTTTTAAATAGAGATCCTCAATATATTCTTTGAGATTATTTCTTTCCATTCCTTCTCCTTTCTTGTGCATCCTTTGCACCACTAAATGTATTAACTAAGTAAGGCACTAGACTTTGATGTGACTGATGCCCTGTCACTTGCTTTATACCTATCCAATCGACACCTACTTCTGACATCTCAACGACAGCAGTACGCCTAAGATCCCTAGCTTGTAGCTCATCAGGTAGATTAACTTCTACCTTTATCTGTTTGAAAAGTTTAGATATTTCATCTTCCTTGTAGTGAGAATAGATACCTGCCCTTGCTACAGTGCGAGGTGCTACATACTCTGATAACCCATCGTACTCTTCTCTTTGTTTATACAACACTTTAGTTAATGAGTCACCAATAAATAAATGTACATCTACTCCTCTTTTGTTTTGGTGTATGTCCATTCTCTGTGCTTCTAAATCTAAAGAGTCCCACTTCAACAAACGTATATCGCCAACACGTTGACCTGATTCATACAGTATATGACATATCAATCCAATGCTACGCCATTTAAAATCTGAGTAGGCAGTGTCTAAAAATAGTTTAACTTGATCGTGAGTCCATAAGGTTCTACGTGGTTTACATTTTAATTTAGGTACAAGTGCCATCAAATTTTGAGGTATGATACTGTGTCTAATACAATCGTTTAATACTATACTAACATTAGTTGCTATGTAGTTAGCAGACCTAGTGCCTTTATCTAACCATACATCGTATGCTGTCTGAAGATGAGCATACCTTATATCTTTTACTGGTGTTGTAGCTAACATCCTATTCCCTTTTATCTTAGTATTACAAGCAACTTTAAGATTGCTTATGTATTTTTTCTGTGTAGCTATAGTTAAAGCACAGAAAGATTTACTTCTCATGTAGTAACTACACGCAGTTTCAAAAGTTGAGTTATGTTTCAATTCAATATGTTTCATGCTGAAAATATATACAAAACAATAACTATTAGTACTGCAAATTCAAGTACTTCTCTAATAGTTATCTTCATTTTATAACCCTCAAGTGTGACCTATCTTTCTTAACTGGAGCTTTATCTTTGAAGGAGTTCTTTATTATCTCCACTGATGCATCAGCCATAGCGCATACCAATCGTACTGTCTCAACACGTAAGTCATCATACAAATCAGGATGATGTTCTTCTAAGTCAAGCTCTGGCTGATCATTACTTATATAAGTAGTGATGTTGTGACAGTATGCGTCCAAGTGTTCTGCTACTGCCTCAGCGAATACATCAGATACTATAGGCATGAAGTGGTAGTCTTCTTCTTCGTAGTGAACTACTGCATACAGTATTTCGGGTAAGTCTTCATCAGTCATCGTCTTCTATCCTTTCTATTGTTATGTTGTTAGATAGCGTACCTGTATCTCTATACGCTAAGGCATAATAGTCAGCCCAGATAGCTAAGTGTCTGTATAACTCATACGGATCACCACTGTCCACCAATACATTTGGTTCTGTCATTGTGATGTTGTACTTAGGCATCCATGAACCAATCTGGTTTTACTCTGTTCTTATTCCACCTAGCAAAGCTAACCTTGTCACGCTTATAGAATGCACGATACGCATTGATAGGGTAGTCCTCGTCTGTCTTGAGACCTTTGAACAAAGCAAAAGCGTGTTTACCTGCACCATGATACTTACCATACCTGTGGGTATATTCACTCAACATACTCTGGTATGTCAGCCGAGCAAAGGAATAGTTAGCACGTGTCTTCATTGCCCATAGTGTACATGGGTGCTTCTGATGTACTGGTTTGTACAACTCATTCTCCTCTGCATACTCTGGTGCATGATGCCACAGGCTAGTGCATAGCATCTGTGCTTCTTCTAGTGGCATCTTCACTACGTGTTGGTCACACAACGCTTTAGCTATAGCGTCAGGGTGGTAGTCTACTATAAATCTATTCATCATTATTCCCCTTTTTCCATTTTACTTCTAGTGTATTATCAAACACTTTTAAAAATCTGTGTTTGCGTGAACGTGGTCTCCATTCACCTTCAAGATGTTTGGTTGCACCACGATTATGTTTTATGTATGTGCCATCATTTTGTTTTATCCAAAAGTCAGACTTCATATCAGTTTTATCCAAAAGTCAGACTTCATATCAGTCAGATCATAATAGTCAAAACCTAACGCTTTGTAAACAGTACCACTGTGGTAGTCATCATCAGCGTAAGATAGTATAGCCCTCACATTATTCTTTTCTTTCAATAACTTAATAGACCTAGCTACAAACCACCCTGCTAAATTGTGTTCACGCACTTGGTGGTCTGGGTGTAGTACTAAACGTGACAACTCATACAACCCTTCCTGATTGTTTCTATCTAGTCCAAACATACCTTTGCTTAACTCAGGTACAGGTAGTCCAGTAAAGATACAGACACCTACAACTGTGTCAAGATACATTAAACCATAGTTATCACCTGACTTAAATCCTCGTGATATATTTGTAAGATAGTGATGTGCTTGTAATAAATCAGCACACTCACCCTTAGTTATACAACGAATAGTATAGTCAGACTTAGACATTCATTATCCCCCTTACATTATGTTTGGTGGTACACTATGCACATAGTCATAGTCTTTATACTCCTCAGACTCCCAGTCCTCACAGAAGAGTAGGTCTATCTTAGCATCTGGTATGTTATAGTCAACCAGTTTAAAAGCAAACTCCACAGCACTCTTCCAGTCATGTACGTCAGGATATGTGTCATCACATTCCACTATTTTCTCAGTACCATTTACTGACAGTCCTATTTTATATCTATCTACAGACATTAATCTATCTCCTTTATTGTTACATTGCTAGGTAGTATACCATACTCTTTGTATTGTAAAGCATAATAGTCAGCCCACATAGCCAAGTGTCTGTACATCTCATACGGATCACCTGAATCTATTAGTATATTTTGTTCTGTCATTGTAATGTTGTACTTAGGAATCTTTCATCTCCTCTAGTTCTGCAACCACGAATGGGTCAAGGTAATTCTCTATGATAGTTATCTGATCTTGGATATGTTCTATATCTTTTTGTAGAACGAGTATCTTCATAGGGTGGTGGTTAACCTGCACAAAATCACAGTCATCCATTAGACACGCAATAGATATACTTGCCTCACGTACTGCCTCTAATACTTTATCTGTCATCCTGTTAACGCTTTTACTAAAAAGTATAGCGTCACTAAAGATGCTACTGCTAGTATTATTATTAGTCTTCTGTAAGTTAGTTTCATTAGTCTGTCTCCTCTGCATAAACTGTTTCGTGCATTGCATGACCAAACTCCCAATCTCTACGAAAGTCTGCATCATTTCCATTATTATTCCATTCACGTTCAGCAAGTTCCTCTGCTATATCACCTGCCTTTAGATCATCATCAGCTTCAATCTCATAGTTTCTATCGTAGTATAAGGTTGCTTCTACCTTCACATAATATGTTGGCATTGTCACTATCCTTTCAGTTATCCTGTTAGCCCATAGGTTATGAGCATGAATGAGTATGCTATGGCACAGAGCGCAATGATACCCAGTAAGTCTTTGATACTATTGTACATTATTCATGCCCTCATGTATAAATCTCTTGACTACATTTAGTTGCTGTCTCATAGACTCTTTGTCTATACTACTGTCCTTACTGTGTTGTAGTACCTCTTGTATATCAGAAAGCATACCCATTGCAACCATTGATGCACCTACCATTTTTGTGTAGCTGTCATCTATGAGATCTTGAACGGCTTGCTTAGTCATACCATACATTTGTGTATCATCAGTCATGTTTTCTCTCCAGTGGGTGTGTTTGCTATCTCTACACGTGTTATGACCGTATAAAGATAGCAATATTAAAGACTAGGCCGCTTTTCTGGCAAATTTACCATTAATTCTGTAACCTTCGTTACGTAGCAACCACGTGTGATACCCTGCGTTTACATATATACGCCCATTAGATGTGTTGCGTCCACAAAGATCACGAATGTTAACGCCTTTTACAATTAGTGGGGTACTCTGTTGGATAAATGTCTTTTTCATGTTGTATTCTCCTATTTGGGGTTATATTAAATTGTACACTAGTTATATTACTAATGCTGTTACCTTGTCAAGCAATTCTTTTTAACTTGCTGACAAAATTCTTTTGTTGTGACATATTTCTCAGCATAACCTTGTGTTTACGCTCTACATCACGTTGGTACTTCCATTTGTTCTTATAATTACTCTTTTTCACTTTCACGTATTGCACGTTCATTCTCCTTACTTCTATTAACCTTTACACCCTTACCCTTCTTCGGTGGTACTGTCTGGGGTGACTGTCTGTTCTGTAACATTGCCCTTGCCATAGGGTTTCGTATGCCCGTCTTGCGTTTCATATTCCTAGTACATCAGTTATAGTACTATAACATGGTGATGTAAACTCCTCCTGCTCATTAATAGTATTATCAAACGCCTGCATTGCTACAAGCATTATTTTACTGGATCTCTCTCTGACATCGTAATCTTTATCTACATACTCTGTGCCTGTGAATACAGGAACTAGACCTTGGCGTATCTTTTCCATTAAAGAGACTAAGAGTAAAGGCAAAGACTCCTCTATTGCACGCCTAGATTTTATAGATGTATTAAGATACTGCCCTTTAGAATTTTGTCTTAGCTTAGTGAGTTTAAGGAACATTTGTAAGCCCTCTTGCTCACTTATTTTACCAGACATAATAGCCATCATTAGACCTGCCCTCATACCTGCACTTAAAATTCCATAGTATGCCGGACACATTTTATGTAACTCTGTAGTTAGTCTACCTAAATCACCCCTGATGTAGGGTTTCATGTAGGTAAGTGACATAGTTTTATTCCCAGAACCGTGAACAAATCTAAATGGTACACGAATCGTACTTATAATCTTAGCCGATATCTGTGTCAGATCGGATAGGGTGCGTTTCTTACCTACATCAATCTTTAGTTTTGACTCTGGTTCTAAGCCATAACATACAAGCTGTTTGTCCACAGTAATACCTGATTTTTGTATTGCCATTAGCCTGTGTTGACCATCAACTAGAATACCATTGGTATCAAAACCTATACCCTGAGTTGTAGCCTGCCACTGCCCTTGTGTAAGCTCATACATTAAATTATCTAACGTAGACTTAGACATAGACATTCGGTAATTAGCGGTATTGTGTTCTAGTAATTTAGTTGCCCTGTTGGGTGTGATTTTTTCATATTTAGCTCTAAGCATTGTTTTTCTCCTGTTGTGCTAGAGTTTCCCTTGTGTATTATAAAAACATAAGCCAACCGACTATAACGGTGGTATATATTAATGATAATCCTGCTATGTAATAGTAAAACATTATATCTGCCTACCTCTAATGCTAAAAGTATAGCCACTAGCCCTAAGTATAGCCTCTAACTGCTCTGTTACTATCTTAGTACCATGTATTTGTGTAAAAAACTTACTAGTCTCACAGTCTGGGTATAATACCTCTGTACCGTAGTTATTCTTCTGTCTCACAAACAATTCTTTTTCCATTGTGTTTCCCTCTGTTACTATACGTACAACACTATAGGTATTAATACCAATGTCAAGATAATTATGTTGATTATTGCAAAAATTATTATACCGTTGTTCATTTACTTAATCCCTAGCTTTTCACGATGCGCTACCCATGTAATAGCCTGCACTTGGTATGGTAGTATAGTTGTACCATGTTTCTTGTTATATAGCTTGGCGGCCTTGATATAGCTGTCTGTTATCACCCTATACTGTCTTGGAGTCATGTTAGACCCATTGCTACTTAATGCGTGACGTTCCCCAGTGTATATATTCTTGGCGTGACCATCCACACAGACTGTATCTATATTACTGGTATGGTTGTCTATACACCTAAAGAATGCTGTTGTCTTACGTCCACTAAGTATGGTTTCAATCTCTTTGACCACCCAATTAGGTGTATAATCCCAATTTGTCTTAGTAATCTCCAATATACGTATGGCTTTATCCTTGTTGGCATTATAGGTACACACCTTAACATCACTATACTGCTCGTTATTTACATAGGCATAGCACATATTCATGGTATCCATTACGTTGCGTTCCCACTTGTTGTTTGGACTCAATGCGGCAAGTACCCCTACCACTTTGACCAGTGGCACTTTATGTGTCTTGGATATCTGTTGGCATTGCTTGTATGCTCTTGCATACCACGTCATACCAAACTCAATATGCCACGGCTTGGCGGCACGTAGCGTTTTCAGAATCTGTGTTGCTTTAACTGTTAACATTTTATAGACCTTCCCTTACACTGTTAAAATTAATAGTGGGTTCCCCACTCCACAAACGTGTTGGCTTGAGTTGGCCCAAGATTGAATGAGTCACCACTATTAACTTATTTTTCTGCCCTGCACTTTCGGCCACTTGACGTCATCTAACGGCTCCCCAGCGTTGGCATCTCAGAACACATACTAGCCCAACCCTTTTTCATTTACGGGAGAACTGCCAATCCCTTAAGTTGGCCGCTTGGTAGCTATGATCTAATCCAAGATCTAGAAGCTGTTTTTATCGTAGTAATATTTTTATTAGTTAGTCAAGTTATTTATTTAGTAGTTATTATGACCGTATATTCATTTAGTATCTTATGACCACTTGCTTGCTAGTCTAGCTTTTAATCAAATGACTCTGCTGTTAAACTGTTAAACTTTAAGTTTGGTTGTTTGGTTGTTCGTCGTTTTGATGATTACAATAGATCAGATAGTTAATCAGATGTAAACAGTTAATTTCATTTTATTTAATAAAAATTATAAGTCATTGTTTTTAAAGGATTATTTTATTCATTTAATTGTTGGATAGTATGTTTTATTAAGGTGTTCATGGTTTGTTCTTTTATGTATATATATAAGGACTAAGGTTTTATGGGGTATACTCCTACACTTCATTCTGTACGTTATCCTTTAAAATCAAGGGTTTACGAGACACTATTAATAAGCAACTGTTCTATTAACAGTATCAAATAAGGTGTAAGTCATTGTTTTCATTAGATAATTTATATAAAATGTTTTATTTAATGTGACTATCTAAAAAACATTGTAGAATCTAGGGTCAAAGTGTCATTATGAGTGTATATATGCACGGTAGGCAGGGGCCACCCACCCGTAGTACGTATACGTATACAGATACGCCCACAGATCAGTAAAATTGACTGTCAACCACTTTAGCAACACTTAAACCCCATTTACCTTGGATCAAACATCTGTGACTTTTATGCACCTATATGAACACACAAACTGAATTACTTTAGCATATAGTAAATTAGCTATTGACATGGTTTGATAAATGTGTAAAACTACATATACTAACTAACTAACCACTTAAAGTGTTTCATTTAAATATAATATATATTAAACTATAAGAACACTTAAATGATAATCAAATAAAACGCCATACACTTGTAATGTAACACTTAACTGTTGCATTTAAATGCTATGTTAATATACCCTATATGTAAATAATTATAAATAAGTGTTGACAATGAGTAAAAAATCTGTAAAACTATACACAGACAATGTTTTAGAAGAGTTTTATAACCATACAGTACGTGGTTCATTAGAAAATCTCCATATACCACACAGTGATGTCTTCTACGTACGTGAAGCAGTACAGGCACACTATGGTAGGCCATTTACATTAAAGCATGTAGAAGAGGCAATGAGAGCTGAAGGCTGGACTGAGAAGAGTTACAGTAATCCTGATTACGGAAAGTAGTAATGGCTGTAAAACCTAAAAATAAAACAAAGAAAATGAACGTAGGTGGTGTAGCAACTAAGCCTAAACGTAATTATGTAAAAGAAAACACTAATTATAAGTCACGACCAGAGCAAATAGCTAAACGTGTTGGGCGAAATAAAGCTAGAAGAATGGCTACCAAGGCAGGTTTAGTAAGAAAAGGTGATGGCAAGGACGTTGATCATAAGAATGGCAATGCTACTGACAATAGACCAAGCAACCTTAGAGTTGTAGCTTCTAAGCGTAACAGATCTTTCCCACGTACTGCAAATGCCACTAAGAAACGTAAAGTTTAAAGGAGTAATTCAATGAAATACACTTGGGATTTAATCAAAGAAAATAAAATACTTGTAATTGCAGCAATTATAATAGCAATACTAGCGTATAACGCAATAGCAGGATAAAGTGACCCGTAAATTACTTTTCTCTATTGCATGTACTGCCTTACTTGTAGCATTTGTGTTACCAACTATGGTAATAACAGCTTTTGCAGCAGATAGTAACACTGTATCCTCTACTGTAGTAACAGATAAGAGTGTACCTACAGCTTCTGCACCTTCTGTTGTAGTAAATAACAACGATGTGTGTAAATCTGCCGCTGCAGTCTCTGTGCAGACACAGGTACTAGGCATTGCTACTGGAGTAACTATAACTGACGAGAACTGTGAGCGCATAAAGCTGGCACGTTCTCTATATGGTATGGGTATGAAGGTAGCTGCAGTATCTACGCTATGTAGAGACTACAGAGTCTTTGATGCAATGTGGATGTCAGGTACTCCCTGCCCATTTATGGGGAAGATAGGTGACGATGCTAAGTCTTCATGGGAGAAGAACCTAGATGTAATGCCTGAAGCCTCTGAGATACGTATACGTGAAGAAGCTATTATATTAGCATCCGCAAAAGAAGCTAAAAAAGTAAAAGTAATAGCTAAACCAAAACCTAAAGTTACTAAACCTGTAAAGAGGCCCCGTGATGAGAATAACAAAAGCGTCTGGCTTAAGCCTATTGGTGCTATTCTTATGCTACTCCTACTCTAAAGCAGATGAGGTGTGTCCATCAGGCACTGTGGGCCTGTGTGACCCTACTGTACTAGAGACTATAGTAGAGACAGTAGATGTAACCTCACAGAATGACGGACAAGGTACATTAACTACAACAGTGACTACAGTTACTACAACCACAGACACTGTAACTAACGCAGACTCAGGTGATCTACTTGCCTCTGGATCTGACTATGTATCTTCTAGTAAAGAAGGAGATATGGACAGTGATTGGGGTGGTGAAGGCCCAGCTTCTATGCCTACAGGTAGTGGATGCGGTGCATTAGGAACAGACAAATGTGCATCAATAACGGGAAGTGGTAATACAACATCTGTAATGGGTGTGCCTAATATGGGTACTACCTTTAAACAAACGATAGATATATCAGATCTAAACATAAGTAGTGGTGGTAAGACTACATACACTATCAAGGTAGATAAGCAAGATGCTAGTGATAGTATCTACATGCAC